AGATCGTGTACACGGTGGCGGGCGGCACAGATCCGAAGACCAGCCGGCCGAAGAAGCCGCGGTTCCAGTCGCAGGAAGAACGCGAGGAATTCAACACCAGGATCTCGGCTGCAAAGTTCGTGGCGCTGGTCAACGCCAACTTCTCCCCGTCGAGCTATTACTCCACACTCACGCTCGACCCCGAACATGAGGTACATACCGCGCAGGAAATGCGCAGGATACGGGATAATTTCTACCGCCGCATGGTCTACCGGTATCCGGAGGCCAAGATCGTCATCGTCTACGGCCGGGGCAAGTCGACCAACCGATTCCACCTGCACCTGATCACGGACGGCATTCCTGCCGATGAGCTCGGCAGGCTCTGGGGCCTCGGCAGCGTCATCGACTGCAAGCCACTGCGGAAGCACAACTACTATCTGGATGAGAACGGAAATAAGGTCGACCACGGGCAGGACTACACGGCGCTGGCCAACTATCTGCACGGCCACTGGCGCAAGGAGTTCGGCGGCCACCGGTACAAGGCCAGCCGCAGCTGCGTCCGGCCGGAGCCGGAGCCCGCGACCGAGGCGGTCCGGGACTACAGCCTGACGCGCCCGCCAGTCGCTCCGCGCGGCTACATCCTCGTCGAGTCCAGAGCCACGCAGTATGGATTCCTATATTTCAAATATGTATGGGATCCCAAAAACGAGACACATAAGCGGACCGGGAGCCGCCTTCTTTAAACCTTGTAAATGTGTTGAGTTTTGCAACGAAGAAGGAAGGAGCTGAACAGATGTCGAAACCGAGATACTGGTGGTACGGGAATGTCTGCCGCACCATCGGCGAATACCCGAAACTGAGCCGACAGATTCGGGATATGAGCCGACAGAAGATCACACCGGGATATTCCTCACAACCGGGCGGGCAGTCCTCCGGCCGCGCCGTCGAGGACATTGCGGTGCGCGTCCTGTCCTCACGGGAGTACGAGGACTACACGGCGATCCAGTCCGCCATCAACACCGTGCAGACCTGGCGGGACGGCGGCGATGTGCTGGAGATCGTGCGCCTGCATACATGGATTTGGCCGCGCGAGAGCCTGGAGTCCGCTGCCCGGCAGGTGCACGTGAGCACATCCACGGCCAAGCGGATGTACAGCCGCTTTGTCTACGAGGCAGCGCGGGCAATGGGCTACCGCAAAAGTTGAGCTAACAGAGCCTAAAATCTGTGCTACAGTGATAGCGTGAAGAATTGGAGGGAACGGGATGCAGCCATGGGCCGCACGATTTTACGCGTCCGGGCGCTGGAAGAAATGCCGCGCCGGGTATATCAAGTTCCGCCGGACCATCGACGGCGGGCTGTGCGAAGAGTGCCGGGACAAGCCGGGCTACATCGTCCATCACAAGCGGGAGCTCACGCCGGACAACATCACCGACCCGGACGTCAGCCTGTCCTACTCCAACCTCGAGTACGTCTGTAAAGACTGTCACGATCAGTTCGACGGTCACGGAGTCGCAAAATCTCTGACGCAAAAAATTTTCTTCGACGCCGCCGGAGACCCGATCCCCCCCGTCGCGCGAGGCCGGGGCGCCGGCTAGATCACCGCACGCCCTACCTCGGAAGAATACGCAGACTGTTCGCGAGGCCCCCCTGCTTTGAAGCGGCGATAAGTAATCCACGCGCACGCGTGAGCAGGAGGCAAAAATCACGCAAAAAGGAGGCGTTTTCTGTGGCGAATCAGCGTGAAAAGACCAAAGAACAGAGGATCCGCGCGGAGAAAGCGCGCCTGAAAAAGCTTTACCGGAATCTGCCGAAGGAAGCGGCCGGGACTGTCGCAGGCCTTATCGATCAGGCGGCCTTTATGCGCATCGAGTGCGAGGACATGGCGGACGACCTGCGGGAAAACGGCTGGACGGAGAAATTCCAGCAGTCGGAGCGACTGGAGCCATATGACCGCGCCCGGCCGATCGGGCAGGCGTACAACTCAACGAACGCGAACTACCAGAAGATCATCAAGCAGCTTACGGCGCTCCTGCCGAAGCCGGACACCGCGACGAAACAGGAGGACGACGGCTTTGCAAGCTTTGTCCGGGAGCGTGACGAGGAATGAAACTCACGCGCTACCCGGCGACCTACAACCCCATCCTCGAATACTGGCAGGCCATACAGGACGGCCGCGAAGTCGTCAGCCTCAAGGTGCAGAAGACCTACAGACATGTGGTCGCGCAGCTTGAAAACGCGGATTCCGAGTTTTATTATTCCCCGCGCCGGGCAAACCACGTCCTCGAGTTTTTTGAGAACTACTGCCACCACTCCAAGGGCAAGGCGGGCGGCCAGCTCGTCCGGCTGGAGCTATGGGAAAAAGCACTGCTGGCGACTGTCTTCGGGTTTATCGACATCGAGGGAAACCGCCAGTACCGCGAAGCGATCCTCATTGTCGGCAAGAAAAACGGCAAGTCGCTGCTTGCGTCAGGCGTCGGACTGTATTTGCAGACGGCGGACGGTGAGGCTGGCCCGGAGGTCTACGCCGTGGCCACCAAGCGAGACCAGGCGAAGATCATCTGGCAGGAAGCAAAGCGGATGGTCAAGAAGTCCCCGGCGCTCTGCCGCCGGATGCGCAGTCTGGTCGCTGAGCTGGACAGCGATTTTAACGACGGCGTTTTCAAGCCGCTGGCCTCTGACAGTGACACCCTCGACGGCCTCAACATCCACGGGGCCATGATGGATGAGATCCACCAGTGGAAGAGCGGGCGCGCCCTGTACGACATCATCGCCGACGGCGTGACGGCCCGTGAGCAGCCGCTGATCTTTATCACTTCCACCGCGGGCACCATCCGCGAGGACATCTACGACGAGAAATACGAAGAAGCCGAGCGCATCATCAACGGCTACGAAGATCCGGACGGGTACCACGACCCGCGCCGGATCGCGTTTATTTACGAGCTTGACAAGCGCAGCGAGTGGAATGACCCGTCCTGCTGGAAGAAAGCCAACCCCGGCCTCGGGACGATCAAGAGCTACACGGCGCTGAAAGAGCGGGTCGAGCGAGCGGAGAAAAACCCGGCCCTCGTCCGAAACCTCGTCTGCAAGGATTTCAACATCCGCGAGACCTCCAGCGAAGCCTGGCTCAACTTTGAGCAGCTGGACAACCGCGACACCTTCCAGCTCGACAAGGAAAACCGCCGCCTGATCTGGCAGCATTACATGGCGGACGGGAATGTGCAGGAGCGCGTCCTGTCCTACCCGCGATACGGCATCGGCGGCGCGGATCTGTCCAAGACCACCGACCTGACGGCGGCAAAGGTGCTGTTCCAAGTGCCGGAGCTGCCGGAGATCCTGTTTGTGCTGCAGATGTACTGGCTGCCGCAGGACCTTTTGGAAAAGCGCGTCACGGAGGACAAGATCCCCTACGACAAGTGGCATGAGCGAGGGCTGCTCCGCCTGTCAGAGGGCAACAAGATCCGCTATGAGGACGTCAAAGCATGGTTCATCGAGGTGCAGGAAGACCTCGATATTTTTATCCCCTTTATCGGGTATGATGCGTGGTCTGCGTCTTATTGGGTGGACAGCATGGCGGACTATTTCGGGAAAGAGGCCATGATCGCCGTACATCAGGGCGTGAAGACATTGTCAGAGCCCATGAAGCGCTGCGGGAACGACTTGAAATCCAAGCGCATTATTTACAATAACCACCCGATCGACAAATGGAACCTCGCAAACACCGCCTACGACGAGGACAAAAACGGCAATATCCAGCCGCACAAGACGAGCAAGTCCACGCGCCGCATTGACGGAACGGCGGCCCTGCTCGACGCCTACACGATCTACGATCAGAAGCAGGCAGAATACACCAGTATGCTCTAGGAGTGAGACAATGGGATTTTTTAAAAACCTCCTGACGAATATCGCAACGACCAAGCGCGTTTCGACTGTCCAGATGGTGCAGGAGCGCGGGAATGGCTTTTACAGCTACAACGGAAAAATGTATCAGTCCGATATCGTCCGCGCCTGCATCCGGCCCAAGATCAAGGCCATCGGCAAGCTGACGGCCAAGCACATCCGGGAGACCATCACCGCCCAGACGCGGAAGATCGCCGTCAACCCGGAGCCGTACATCCGGTTCCTGCTCGAGGAACCGAACCAGTACATGACAGGCCAGCTGCTGCAGGAGAAGCTGGCCGCGCAGCTGGTCCTCAACAACAACGCCTTCGCGGTCATCCTCCGGGATGAAAACGGCCTGCCGAACGCCATTTTCCCGGTCGCGGCCATGCAGGCCGACGCCGTTTACGACGCAGGCGGGAATCTGTACCTGAAATTTTACATGCAGAACGGCAGCGTACTGACGTTTGCCTATGACGATATCATCCACCTGCGCGGGGATTTTTACGAGAACGACATCTTCGGAGATCCAATCGCCCCGGCCATCGTGCCGCTCATGGAGATCGTAACGACGACGGATCAGGGCATCGTAAAGGCCATCAGAAACAGCGCCGTCATCCGCTGGCTTTTGATGTTCGCATCCTCCATGCGCGCGGAGGATATCAAGAAGCGCGCGCAGGACTTTGCCGACAGCTTCCTCAATGTTTCCAACGGCACGGGCGTTGCGGCCGTAGACGCAAAGGCTGAGGCCAAGCAGATTGACCCCAAGGACTACGTACCGAACGCCGCTCAGATGGACAAAACCACGCAGCGAATCTATGCCCTGTTCAATACCAACCCGCACATCGTCACATCCATTGCGACAGAGGATGAGCAGAACGCCTATTTTGACGCCGAGATCGAGCCGGTTTTGAAGCAGCTGAGCGGCGAGTACACCCGCAAGCTCTTTTCCCGGCGCGAGCGCGGCTGCGGGAACCGCATCGTCTTTGAGGCCTCCGCGTGGGACTTCGCCTCGACCTCGACCAAGCTCAACCTCCTGCAGATGGTCGACCGCGGCGCGCTGACGCCGAACGAATGGCGTCGCGCCTTTAACCTCGCGCCGGTCGACGGCGGCGACAAGCCAATCCGGCGGCTTGATACGCAGCCGGTCAATCAGAATACCACCCAGAAGGGAGATGAAACCGCATGAAGATCAGCATTCGCGGGCCAATCGTGTCCAGCAACCAGCACCGCTTTTATCAGTGGTACGGCATGGAGGCGACGAGCCCCAAATCCGTAGCCGACGCGCTTGCCAAGGGCAACGGCGAGCGGGCAGAGGTCGAGATCAATTCCGGCGGCGGCGAGATCTTCGCCGCGAGCGAGATCTATACCGCCCTGCGCAGCTACGCCGGCGGCGTCCACATCCGCATTGTAGGACTCGCAGCCTCGGCCGCGTCCATCATCGCTATGGCGGGCGAGTCGGAAATGACACCGACCGGCATGATGATGATCCACAACGTCCAGACCGAGGCCAGCGGCGATTACCGCCAGATGGAGCACACCGCAGGGACGCTGCGCGACGCCAACCACGCCATTATCTCGGCCTACGTCACCAAGACCGGCAGGCCGGAGGCGGAGATCGCCGCCATGATGGACGCCGAGACGTGGGTCACGGCGGATCGGGCCGTCGAGCTCGGCCTCGTCGACCGCGTGATGCAGCCGGATACCGGCCAGAAACCGCTGGCGGCGGATTTTTATTCCGGCATGCTCAGCGAAGACGCGCTCCGGCGCGCGGAAAACTTTTTAAAAGGTCAGGCCGCAGAGCCTGATTTTTTTATGCCCGAACGGGCGCAGGCAGAAGCAAAACTGAAATTTTTAAAACTCAAAGGAGAATTGAAATGACGAAGGAAATTTACAACATCCAGCGCCAGAAGCTCATGGACGACGCCCAGAAGCTGCTGGACGAAAGCAAGACCGCAGAGGCGCAGGCCAAGATGAAGGAAGTCGAGGCCCTCGACGCCAAGTTTGAGGAGGAAGCCAAGATCCAGGCAAACCTCAACGCCCTTGCAGGGCAGAAGGTTGCGGCACCGGCTGCGGCGGCACAGTCCGTCGACCTGTCCGGCACGGCAAAGACTCCGGACGTGCTCGACCGGTACGACACCGACGAGTACAAGCGGGCCTTCATGAACTACGTTTTGACCGGCAAGAAGATCCCGGCAGAGCTGACCAACGTGGACGCAAACACCAAGACCTCCGACGTTGGCGCGGCCATCCCGACCACGACGCTGCAGAAGATCTACGAGAAGATCGAAGCGACCGGCATGATCCTGCCGCGCGTGACGCACACGTCCTACAAGGGCGGCGTGACCGTCCCGACCAGCTCGGCCAAGCCGACGGCCTCCTGGGTTGCCGAGGGCACAGGCTCCGACAAGCAGAAGAAGGCGATCGGCTCCATCACGTTTGCCTACCACAAACTGCGCTGCGCGATCTCCATGTCGCTCGAGGTCTCCATCGTGACCTACCCGATGTTTGAATCGCAGTTTGTCGCCAACGTGGCAGAGGCCATGGTCAAGGCCGAGGAGCAGTCCATCATCAGCGGCTCCGGCTCCGGCCAGCCGAAGGGTATTACCAAGGAAACCGCGCCGACCGGGCAGAACATCGACATCGCCGCCGCGACGACCGCGCTGGCATACGCCGATCTGGTCAAGGCAGAGGCCGCGCTGCCGCAGGCTTACGACGCGGACGCCGTCTGGTGCATGTCGAAGAAGACTTTCTTCGAGCAGATCGTCGGCATGGTGGACGACAAGAAGCAGCCCGTCGCCCGCGTCAACTATGGACTCAGTGGCAAGCCGGTCTACTCGCTCTTTGGCCGCGAGGTCGTCCTTGTCGGCGACTATCTGCCGTCCTTCACCGCAAGCGTGACCGCAGACACGATTTTTGCCTTTATCTTCGATTTCAAGGACTACCTCTGGAACGAAAACCTTGGCATGACCTTCCGCAAGTACACCGACAACGCGACCGACGACGAGGTCACCGTCGCGCTGGCGCTCGTCGACGGTAAGGTCGTCGACAAGAACAGCCTCGTCACACTGACCAAGAAGAAGGCCTGACGGCGCGCGGCCAACAGGGAGGGATAACCAATGGCTTTGATCAACGTTGCAAAAACCGCCCTGCGGCTGACCACAAACGCCCTTGACGACGAGCTCGCCGACGAGATCGACGCCTGCCTCCTGCGCCTGCATCTTGCGGGCGCGGAGGGGGCCGACGAAGACCCGCTGGTCAAAGACGCCGTCCGAGCCTTCGTCCGCTGGCAGCATGACTTCTGCGGCCGCGGCGACGAATGGAAGACGTGCTTTGAGGAGCTGCGCGACGCGATGGGCCTGTCCGACGACTATTCGCCGGGCGCCGAGGGAGGGGGCGCGTGCTGTGATCTTTGACACCCAGATCACGCTGCGCCTGCTGTCCTACCCCATCGTGAGCGGGCAGACCACCGAAAAGCTCGAACGCGAGACAACCGTCTGGGCCGCCCGCAAGTCCGTCAACCGCGCCGAGTATTACCAGGCCGCACAGGCCGGCAAGCGCACGGACGCAATTTTCCGCATGCACAGCGCGGAATACGGCGGCGAGCAGCAGCTCACCTGCGGCTCGGACGTCTTTGACGTCATTCGCAGCTACGGCGCGGAGACGGAAGAAGTCGAGCTGACCTGCAAACGGAGGGACGGCGCATGATGATCTATGAGGCGCTGGCAGACCTGGGCGTCCCGGTCTGCCACCCGCCATACAAGGGCGGAGAAGAAACCTACATCACCTATCAGCTGCTCGGCCAGTCCGGCCAGATCTACGCCGAGGGCGGCGAGGCTGAGACCGGCGTGCAGTACGCTGTTTCCATCTTCGCCGAGGGCTTTGCCGTCGATCTGCTACAGCGCACGAAAGTTGCGCTGGAGGCCGCTGGCTACATCGTCACCGTCGACATGGAAACCTACGACAAGGAAACAGGCCGCACGCAGATCGCGCTCATCGCAGAAACGGAGGGCGCGGAATATGGCTAAATTCGAGACATCCGGAATCGACGGGATGTTAGCAACGCTGGAAGGCACAGACATTCTCGATGAAGAAACGGTAAAAGAGCTCATGACAGCGGCGGGCAAAATCCTAGCGGCTGAAATCAAAAAACGTGTGGCGCAAAGTGGATTTGCGACGGAGGGCTATGTCAAAAGCATCAAGCCAACGAAGATCCGGAAAAACAAATACGGGGAACCATACATTCAGGTAACAGCTGTTGGAAGAAACAAGCACGGCGAGCGAAAAGCGGCTGTGCTTTTCATTTTGAACTACGGGCGCGGGCCGGAATACGGAAGGATAACCGGAACGTATTTCTGGACAAAGGGCTCGCAAGAAGCGGCAAAACAAGTAGACAGAGAACTCGAAAAAATCCTCACACAAAAGCTGAAAGAAAGGGGCCTATTGTAAATGCCTAGTTTTGACTTACGCGGCATCCGGGCGGGAAAGTATAAAAACACGTCCGGCACCGTGACCTACACAGAGCCGACCGACGTCGGCGACGCCATGAGCGCGCAGCTGGAACTCAAGTTCGCCGAGGGCCGCGTGTACGCGGAATCCAAGCTTGCCGAGTATATCAAGCTTGCCATCGGCGGCACGATCTCGCTGGCTGTAAAGTACATCAAAAGGGCCGCACAGGCCATGCTCTACGGCTGCACATCCGATACGAGCAAGGAAAATCTGAAATTCTCGGCAAAAGACATCGCGAACTATGTCGGCGTCGGCTTTTACGCGCCGGATAAGATCGACGGCGTGACCAAATACACCTGCGTCTGGGTGCCGAAAGCGCTGTTCGGGCCGCCCTCGATGGCCTACCAGACCAAGGGCGAGAACATCCAGTTCAACACGCCGACCACGACCGGCGAATTCCTCGCAGACGATTCCGCCGACGAGCTGCTGCTCGAGACCGAGACCGTCGACACCGCGGCGGAGGCCGTTGCCTGGATCAAGGGAAAGTTGGGTGAGACCTGATGGAGACGACCAAGCTCAACACCGTCGACTATGAACTTGAGGGCCGGGTCTACCGGCTATCCTGCAACATGAACGTCCTTGCCGACGTGCAGGACGAATACGACGGCAATCTGCTGCGCGCGCTGAACACGGTGCATGGCCTCAAAAGCACGCTGGCCTTCCTGGCCGCCATGCTGACCGACGCCGCAGACACGCAGGGCATCACCGACGAAAACGGCCTTCCGCTGCGCTTTACCAGCAAGCAGCTGGGCCGGAAGATCACCATGCACCAGACGCTCGAGGCCGGGACACGGATCTACCCGCTGATTCAGGCTGCAGTCGAGCCGCCGGAGGAAGAACTCGGTGAAAAAACGTCGGAAGACGAAAAAAACTGACACAGCCGGGGGAACCGGAGCCGAACGGCTTTGATTTCCCCGGCTATCTTGCCATTTGGCTCTTCCGGCTGCATCTGCCGGAGCGGGATTTCTGGAAAACCATGTCCCCACGCCGCCTGACGCTCCTGCTTGACGCACTGGAGCCGCCAAAAAAGCCGGAAGAGCCGCAGAGCCTCTCGGCCTACATCAACGGAGGCACGTAATATGCCAAATATCAACACAAGATTTACGCTTTCGGGCGAAAAAGAATACAAACAGGCCATCTCCGAGATCGGCAGCGGCATGAAGGTGCTGGACTCGGAGATGCGCAAGGTGCAGTCGGCCTACGCGCAGAACGCCGACAGCGTCGAGGCACTGAACGCCAAAAACGACGTGCTCGAGCGCAAGATCTCCACGCAGACAGAAAAGATCGAGTATCTGCGTGCCGCCCTGCAGCAGTCCGCCGAGAAATACGGCGAGGCAGACAAGCGCACCATGCAGTGGCAGACCAGCCTCAACAACGCCGAGGCTGAGCTGAATAATCTCAACAACCAGTTTGACGAGAACAAGCAGAAGATCGCCGACTCCGGCAAGGAGATGGGCAACCTCGGCGACGTGGTGAGCGGCCTGACCTCCAAGCTCGGAATTCAGCTGCCAGACAGCATGAAGTCCTCCATGAACGCCATGGGGAACCTCGATGCGCAGTCACTGGCGCTGGCGGGCGGCTTCGCTGCCGTCGCGGCGGCGATCGTCAAGGCAGAAAAGGCCATGATCTCCATGACGAAGGAGTCCGCCGCCTTTGCCGACAACATCATCACGCTTTCCATGCAGACCGGGCAATCGACACAGCAGCTGCAGGAGTTTGCCTATGCAACCGAGCTGATCGACGTATCCGTCGACACCCTGCAGGGAAGCCTGACAAAGCTGACCAACAACATGCAGGACACCATGAACGGCACCGGAAACGCGAAGGACTCGTTTGACGCCCTGGGCATCTCCGTCACCAACGCCGACGGCAGCATGCGCAGTGCGAACGACGTTTTTTATGAGACGATCGACGCGCTCGGAAAGGTGAAAAACGAAACCGAGCGGGACGCAATGTCCATGGACATTTTCGGACGCTCCGCGCAGGATCTGAATCCGCTGATCATCCAGGGATCGAAAACCCTCAAGGCCTACGCAGACGAGGCACACAACGTCGGCTATGTGCTTGACGACGAGGCGCTTTCCGCACTCGGAGCGGTCGACGACGCCTATCAGCGCCTGCAGAAGACGCAGGAGGGCGTCAAAAACCAGCTGGCCGTCGAGTTTGCCCCGTACCTCGAAGAATTCTACGGCGACGTCACCACCATGGTCAAGGACGGCGGCAAGGCCATCAAGGACTCTGGAATCGTCGACGCCTTCGGCATGATGCTTGAGACCGTCGGCGATATCCTCAATCCCATGTCCGACCTGTCTAACAACCGCGTCCCGGCGCTGACCAAGGCGCTGCAGCCGCTGGCAAAGGTCATGGCGCTCATGGCCGACGCGGCGGAGCTGCTAAAAGGCGTCATCAACTTCGGCACCGGCCACATCAGCGAGGGATGGGGCCAGATGAAGCATGCGCTGGGCTTCGGCTACAGCAGCGGCAACGGAAACAACTACCAGAACCTGCTCGACAGCTACAACGAGCAGCAGTGGGGCCAGAGCGCGTCCGACCTCTCCAAGGCCTACGAAGAGGCCGTCGCCCGCGGCGACTCGTCGACCCTCGGTATCACCGAGGACGAATGGCGCAGGCGGTATCTGGGCGGCAACGCCGCCGGCACGGACAACTGGGCGGGCGGCTGGACGCGGGTCAACGAGAACGGCCTCGAGCGGATCTATCTCCCCTCCGGCTCGCGCATCCAGACGGCCAGCGAGACCCGCTACACCTCCGGCGATACCTACAACACCACCGTCTACGTCGACCACGTAGACGAGCTCGCGGACATCGTCCGCATCGCCAAAAACGCACGCATCACAACCAGAATGGGGGCGAAGTAAGTGGCAACCTTTACAGTGCAGGCAAGCGGCTCAACAGCAGTTGCGGTAAACCATCCAAATACAAATTACTCAGATCTTGCGCAGTACAAGTTGTTTGCAGAGCCATTCACGGGAACAAGAGGCGACGTAAACAAAGGAGATAATATATACATCAAATTTCCGACGCCGGGAGATGCGTATAAATTTAAACGCGTAACAAAGGTGACGTTTACAATATACGCACAGCCAACAAAAGAAAGCGAGACTGGGTATAAACAAATTTGGGCATATGTGCACGGACTGACAAGCCCACTCGATGTGAGCACAGTAACATATGCGACTAGGCCGAGCGTTTACCAACAGACCGGTGGCCTTACGCAGCACGCCGATGGGGATTGGTCTACGCTGAACGAGATTATACAGCTAAGTGCAGATCTTAAGCCATACAGTGAAGAAAGCAAAATAGAATTAAAAAGCGGCATAAAGAATGGATTTGTTTTTGCGTTCAGAGGCGCGCCGTCTGGAACAAGCGAAGCAATTTTTTATGGGGAAAAATCAACGCGAAAGCCGTTCCTGACATGCGAGTACTCAAACGACAATGTCGGAATAAAAGCAGACAATTTTTCCCCATCGTCAGGAGCGTTCGTAAACAGGTTTCAAAAAAACACATTTACATGGGGCGCTACAGACGACACGACGATAACACAGGTCTGCTTCGCAGAGATAAAGCAAACCTCCGCAGTCTTCGAATGGCGCGTAAAAAATGCGAGCACCTCAAATACGATCAGCGTCTCCGGCGCGACGACCGCCTGCACGGTCCCAGCAAATACATTCCCGTCCGGGACGATCGAGTGGCGCGTAAAGGCGACGGCGAACAGCGGCACGACAACAACGTCCGCATGGCAGGAGATCACAACGACGGACGTCACACCATCCTGCAAGCCGGTCTCCCCATCCGGCATCGTCATTGACGCCACCATCGCCACCCGCTTCTCCTGGCAGCACATCATTTCCACCGGCACGCCGCAGAGAAAGGCCGATCTGCAGTGGTCCGCCGACGGCACGACCTGGAACACGCTCGCGACCGTCACCGGCGAAAATCAGTACTACGACGTGCCCGCGAACACCTTTACGAGCGGAACAAAATACTGGCGCGTGCGCACCTACAACACCGACGGCACGGCCTCGGCGTGGAGCGAAAAGGCCGAGTTTATCGCCATCAACGCCCCGTCCGCACCGTCCATCGTGATCCAGTCCACCGGCCCGCGCCCGCGCATCACCTGGCAAACCTCTGAGCAGGAGGCCTATCAGCTGACGCTCTCCAATGGATACGCCTCCGGCACGGTCTACGGCACGGAAAAGACATGGCGCTCGCCGGTCTACCTCGCCGACGGCAGCTACACCGTCCGCGTGCGCGTGCAGAACAAGTACGGCATGTGGTCCGAGTGGAGCGCAGCCGCGCTCCCCGTTTCGCACACCGAGGGCGAAGTAATCACGCTGTCGGTCGATGCGGCCCACGAGGCCGCGCTGACCTGGCAGACCGCCGGGAGCTACAATTTTTACCTCGTCGAGCGGGGCGGCGTGGCCATCGCCCGCACCGTCCAAAAGCAGTACATCGACCACACCAGCATCGGCAGCGTCACCTACCGCGTGCGCGGCTGCTACGCAGACAGTGACAACTACGGCGTGTCCAATTCGGATACCGTCGAGATCCTGCCCGAGACCAACATGATCTGCGACCTCGAGACCGGCGTCTGGCTCGAGATGCGCCTGTCCGAAACGCAGCTGCGCACCAACCGAACCAGCTTCTCGGCCGGTGTCTCGACCGTCCATCTGGCGGGCCTTGCCTACCCCGTCGAGGAGCGCAGCGAGCAGCGCGACCGCGCCCTGTCCGTCGCCTGCGCCTGGCCGCACGCGCAACGGGCCGCCGCCCTCGCGCTGGAGGCCCTTGTAGGCCGCCTCGTCTGCCTCAAAGACCGATACGGAAACATGGTCATCGGCTCGATCCCGTCGCTCGAGAGCAACTGCGACGAGTTCATGCGCCGCTATTCCTTTACCATCTCGCATACCAACCGGGAGGAGGCGATCACCCTTGACCCGTGACGTCCGCTTCCGCGTCGACGTACTCAGAAACGGCGCGCCCATCACCCACCTCCAATGGGACACCGGCAGCGCCCCGCAGATCATGTGCGACCGGACAGCCACCCTGCACGGCTCCTTCAAGGGCAGCTTCCTGCCAAACGATCTCGCGGAGCTGGAGTCCGACGAGCTGCGCCCGTGGATCAGCATCAACGGCGTCGAAACATCGCTCGGCATCTATCAGGCCGCGACCGTCAGCAACAAGGGCAGCAGCTCCGGCACGCGCGTCGAGATCGAGGCTTACGACCGCTGCTGGCGGGTGTACACGCAAAAAACAGAGACGCTCCTGCATCTTGCGGCCGGAGCGTCCTACCTCACGGAGATCCGAAAGCTCCTGACCGCCTGCGGCATCACGCTGGTGATCGCGGCGCCGTCAGACGCGACGCTTGCAACAGCCCGTGAAGACTGGCCGATTGGAACAAGCTATCTGACGATCGTGAACGCGCTGCTCTCCGAGATCAACTACGAGAACCTCTGGTTCGACGCCGACGGCGTCTGCCGCCTCGAGCCGTACCAGGAGCCATCCGCCGCCATCATCGACTGGCGCTACGGCACGACGGACCTGTTCCTCCCGGAAAAACACCCCGGGCAGGACTGGTCCGACGAGACGGACATCTTTGACGCACCGAACGTCTTTGTCGTGACCTGCAACAACCCGGACATGGACGCAGCAATGGTGGCGACCGCCGTCAACGACAATCCGGCGTCCAAAAAATCCACCTTCAAGCGCGGCATGCGCATCACCTCCGTCGAGCGGGTGGACAACATCGCCTCGCAGGAGGAGCTGCAGGCCTACGCCAACAAGCGCCGCAATGAATCGCTGCTGGCCACGCGCACGATCACATTTTATACGCTGGCCGAGCCGGGCCACGGCGTCGGCGATATCCTCGCCCTGACACACGACGAGATCGGCGGCATCTATCTCGAGACCGGCTGGTCTGTCACCATGCAGCCCGGCAGTCTCATGACCCACTCTGCGAAAAGGACGGTGATCGCCTGATGGAGGGCATCGACAGCCTGTTTGTAACGAATATCGAGATACCGGACGAAAACCTGCCGGAAAACTTTCTGGCGACCGTCGGCGCGGTCTATGACGATGGCCTGTCCCTCATCCTCGAGGGGCAGACCGAAGCCACGACCAAGCACTACCGGTGCAACACGTCCGTCAAATTCGCCGCGGGCGACCGCGTAAAAGTCGCCCGCATCTCCGGCAGCTACGTCGTCGAGTACGTCGTCGGCCCGCCGGGAAGCGGCGGAGGTGGCGAAACCAGCGGATATCAAGACAGGATCATAAAAAACGGATATGGCGTAAAAATGAGCGGAAGCAGGTTTTTCGTCGGCATACATGGAGATGAATACATCGGCGCGGTAAACAACTGGTTTGACGGCGGGTGCTTCGGAAAAGTGTATGTGGTGAACAACGCAAACACATACGCGACGCTGGCGTGCAATAGCAGCGGAAAACTGCTGGTCAACGGAACCGTGATCGGATAGACCACAATAGGAAAGAAAAAGCCGCCCTTTCGGGCGGCAAAAAAGGAGCTGATAACGCATGATCACCATCCACTGCTCCCGCGCGTGCGCGCATCTGGCGTCGCCGCCGGAGCTTTTGACGGCGGGGATGAGCAAGGCCGTGACGGTGCAGTTCGTCTTCTCGCCCGCGTGGGACGGGCTGACGAAGACCGCCGTCTTCTCGAACGGCAAGACCACCGTCGACGTTCTGGCGGCGAACTGGGACGGGGATACCGTTCCCGTCCCGCACGAAGTTCTAGCCGTCCCGGGCCGCCACGCCCGCGTGGGCGTCTATGGCGCGAACGAAAGCGGCGTCATCCTGCCGACTGTCTGGGTGAGCCTCGGCAAAGTCCAGCCCGGCGCGGACCCATCCGGCGACGAGACCGCCGACCCGACGCTGCCCGTCTGGGCGCAGCTGCAGAAGCAGATCGGCGATCTGGACGACCTCAAGACCTACAACAAGGACAACCTCGTCGACGCCATCAACGAGGCGCGGCAGTCCGGCGGCGGCTCCGGTGGCGGGGGAATCCAGTCGGCACAGATCGACGCGATCCTCGTGATGACAAAATCCGAATATGACGCGCTGGACAAAAAGGACGCGCGGACACTGTATCTGTTGGAGGGATAACATGCTGGCAGTTGGACTCAAACGCATTCTAAAGCTGTTCATTGGCTCTATGGGCATCAAATCCGCCCACCTGGGCACGAAAACCATCTACGAAAGACCGGGCGGATTTTTGTACATTGAACTCACAAGCGAAGAAAGGGGATAAATCCAGATGGCAAGTTTTTTCAATCTGACACTTGATACGCTGGCACCTGCCGGCCTATCGCTGATCCTGAACGACGGTGCACAGTACGCGACCAGCGCGACCGTCACGGCGAAGATCTCTGTCTCCGACGAGACAACGACGGGATACCAGATGAAGATCTGGGGCACGAAGACGGCGGGGACCGAGGCGGAAGCGTCGTGGGAGACATTCGCCAAGACAAAATCCATCACACTGCCCGACGGAGACGGCCTCAAGACGATCTATGTCAAGATGCGCGACGACGTCGGCAACGAAACGGCCGCAGTCAGCGACACGATCACGCTCAACACGTCGATTCCTGCCGTGACCATCACCGGCCCCGACAAGAGCAGGATCTCGAAGGTCACGGGCTACGATGCAGCGGCGTTCTCCTTCGTCTGCGACGTGGACTTTGAGGAATACACCATTCGCGTCGTCCCGGCGACGAGCAGCCTGCACACGGCGGGCACGCAGATCCCGACGACGGGCGGCTCCACTAACGTCAGCGGCACGGAGGGAGGCTACAAGAAGAACACCGCCATCAACGTCACTGTCAAGGGCGCGGACCTCGAGGCAGCGTCTTCCGGCGACGGCACGAAGATCGTCAAGGTCTTCGTCAAGAACGCCGCCGGGACCTGGAGTGCCGCCTGATGGCCGCGCCGCAGCTGACATTCTCCATCACGGGCAACAAGATCTCGGCGGTCTCGGGGTTCGACTCGATCACCGTTTCCTTCTCGTCGGACATCGCCTACACGGCCTTCGAGTGCCGCGCGACGAAGTCCGGCGAGGATTGGGGCCGCGGGAAGGGTGCTTTGATCGCGTCCTTCTCCAAGACCCCGGCGGGCACGCAGCGCACCTTTGAGGTTTACGACGATTTTCTGCTTTCCGGTGATGGGGAATACCGCATTTCGTTGTTCGCGCAGGGCGCGGACGGCAGCTGGAACGACAACTACGGATTTATCCCACTGGGAGAGTCGCAGGCGCTGAAGACCGCGGACGGCGAGGATTTTCTGTGTATGAAGGAGTGATCGTATGGCTTACAACAGCCAGTTTACCGGCGCGCAGATCGACGAGGCTATCGCCGACGTGCGCAGCAACAAAGACGCGTGGAACGGAAAGCAAGATGTGATCCTCGCCTCCGGCGCTTCCGTCGGGGACCTGATCAAGGTCAAGGCGGTGGACGCCAGCGGGAAGCCGACGGCGTGGGCGGTGGCCGTGGCAGGCACGGACTATATGAAGACCGGCAACATCACCAAGCAGACGCTGGTCTCCGCGGAGACCACGCCGACCGAGAACATGGCCATCAACTGGCAGTATGAGTGAGGAGGCCCCATGGCGCACAAGACATTGATCTCCGGCACGGCCTATTCCGTGACGGGCGGGCGGGAGATGATCGGGGGCACGGGCTACGCGAAGAAGAAAGGCCGGGTGCTCGTGAACGGCACCGGGTACGATATCCCGTTTTCGAGCGGCATTCCGCTTTCTACCGTCGCGCTCGGCGATATCCTCATGCTGAACGAAAACGGCAGCCCTGTCCCGTTCTACGTCTGCAAGCACGATTACGAAAGCGGCCTGAACGGCGCAGGCCGGACGCTGGTGGTGCGGAAGGACTGCTACGACGAACGCGCTTTCAGCAGCACTAGCAATGCTTTCTCCGGCAGCTCTATGGACACCTGGCTCAACAACACCTGGCTCAAGCTGCTGGACGCTGACATCCAGGCTGCGATCAGCAAGACAAAGTTCTATTACACCCCTGGCTACGGCAACTACACAGTGACCACGCTCCAGCGTGCAGTGTTCCTGCTGTCTGTTACAGAGCTGGGCAAATCCGCAAGCGATGCCAACACAGAGGGCACGGCGCTGGCCTCTGCGGTGTGCAGTCAGCTTGCCATTGCCTACCGCAATGGCTCTGCCGCCACGCAGTGGACGCGCACCCCGTACACGGTCCACGATATCACCGTGTACTACTTGGGCACCGATGGCAATCTCTACGACAACGACTTTTACGGCGGTTCTCACGGCTCCCGCCCCGCTTTCACTCTCCCCGCAACCTTCCCCGTGATCCAAAACCCCGACGGCACCTACAGCCCGGCAGCATAAAGGAGGCACCACATGGGCACACACCACATTTTGAAAGACGGCACATCCTACGCCATCAAAGGCGGCACCGACCTGATTGCTGGTACAAGTTACCAAATCGGGGGGGTCGAACGCTGGTGAATGGGACGGCGTATGAGGTCAAGTTCAGCGACGGGCTGACGTGGATCATAAATGAGTCCCCAAAAATAATGGTTTTTGAGCAAGCCATTGATTTTACATCAAACGGGAAAAAATTCGACTACTTCATGATCACTGCAGGCTCTCGGCCAAGCATTGTTTACTCTTACGGGCCAGGCGATATTTGGTACGCATATTTCAACGGGAGCTGGACGCAAGAGGCATTCCGGACAGTGACTTTCGCTGAAATGCCAACAGGAGCACTATTAGCATGGCTGCAGGCCAATGCCGTGCAGCAATAGACAGGAGGAGCTTATGGACACCTGGTACATCACTATCGGCGGGCAGGAGATCGAGACGCGACCGGCCGCCGGCCGCATGCGAGACGCCGACTGGGGCGGGCGCGAGAGCCGCGCCGTCACCATCGAAAAGAGCGCGGTTGCAGACCCGCTGGCGCTGTTCTGTGACGGCGCCGTCTGGGGCATGATCCACCGCTACACCACGGCCGTCCCTGTGCTGGACGCAGAGGGCAACGTCCAGATGAACGAGGACGGAACCGTCAAGTCGACGACCGAGACCGCCGAGGACCGCTACATGGACGACTACGCGGACTTCACCCTCGCAGGTCCCATCACCGACAACCGCGACGGCACCATCACGGCGAAGATGGGCAAAAAAACGGCCAGCGATCTGCTGGCGGAACTGGAGGCGGAATATGACAGAGGCTAAACTGGCACAGGTAAAGAAAGCAATTACGGATGGCAAGCTCGTGCAGGCTGCAGGCGGTATCACGGAGGACGTGACGCAATCGGACAAGCTGGGCTACGACTGGCGGAATATCTACGTCAACGATATCCTCGTCCGGCAGGAGTACGTCGAGCAGGCCGTAAAAGCCGGAACGGCGGACAATCCCATCGTGTGGGCCCCCGCCATGGCCCTCATCCAGAACGCCTACTACACCTACAACGGCGAGACCAAGGTCTGGATGGGCGAGGCGGGCGCGACGGCAAAGTGGACGGATGCGGCCTTCGTGCCGATCTGATAAACGCAGAAGGGAGAAAGACAGATGGACCTGCAGGATCTGAACGTTGCCGTCGCGGAGATCCGCGGCAATGTCGACCGGAACAC